ACGAACTGGCCGCATGTGCCGGGTCGCGCAGGTGCGCAAGACGCGCCACCTAATCCGAGCACCGCAATCCTGCACGAAGGCGTCTGGTACGTTCCATACGTCGCCCAGCAGGCCAGAGCGCCTGCCGTATCTGTGAAGGATGCCCTTCGTCGATGCGGCGCAGATACCGACTACCACGGAAAGATGGTCTTCACCGTGCCGCAGTTCGAGCATTTCGTCTCGATGCTCGCCGCTCCTGCCCCTGCTGCGCACTCCGAGCAGGATGCGAAGCCGCAGGACTGCGGCCATGGTCATGTCTATCCGAACGCCAACGGTCTGAAAGCCCGTTGCGGTGGCCCGGCGATGTGTGCGTTCTGCGCGAGCGATCTCGCCGCTATGTCCCAATCCAAGACGCAGGGGGGAGCATGAGCATCTTCGCCTTCGAATGCAGTGTAAAAGATGCGCCGTGGGGGCCGACCGTCATCAACAGCACGACAGCAGGCAAGGCCAAGCACGAGTATTTCCGCGACGCTTCCGACCCATGGCCCGACGTTCGATTCATCGACATCCGTGTGCGCAAGGTAGGCGGCCCGCGAACGACCGAAGCGTTCGTGCGGAATGCCAAGTATCGCGGCATGCCGGACGTCAAGTGCGGCCAGCGCGTGACGGTCAACGGCAATTTCGGCTGGATCGTAGGCCATAACAGCAGCGCGAATTTCGATGTCCTGTTCGACACCGGCAAATGGGCTGGCGCGACGCTCAACGTGCACCCGAGCGAAATTGTATTGGTTGACGACCGCGCAGCCCAGGCGGCATCTCACAACAACGGAGATACGAAATGACGTACGACGAAGCAGAGAAAATTCTCGACACGATGAATGTCGGCTGGTGCGAAATGGACTTCGAGGGTCGGCGCGCGCAACTCGACGGCACGTTCACGAGCTTGCAACTGCAAGCCATCTCCATGCTGCTGGCGGAAAGCCCGCTTTCGCGAAGTGTCCGGAGTACGTACACGCCGCAACCGGACGAAGACCACGACGTCATCTCGTTCGGGCCGAATCTGGCGCCAATGACAATGTGGAGCGGGAACCGGGATATTGTCAGCGTGCAGGCTATCAGTCCGACTGCTATCAGCGTTCAATTTGCAGAGAGGGCGGAGGACCTAATGATTACGTATAGCCCGCCTCTCATGCGCTGCGCCGCCAGCCGTGACGGCGAATGCAGCCACGCCCAATGCCCGCAACAGCGCGACGGAGAGCCGCGCGCCACGGGACGGCATTGCCCGCTCGACAACCAAACTGAGGAGGATGCATGAGCAAGGACCACAACCCGGAAGCCGAGCGCGCTGCGCCGGAACTCGCAAACTGCCCGTTCTGCGCATCGAACGACGTGGCCACGCACGAGCATTTCACTGGCCACGGCTACATGGTCCTGTGCCATAACTGCACGGCGGAAGGACCGCTGCACGACGCCAAGGCGCTCGCCGCTGAATGGTGGAATCGCCGCGCTCCTGCCGTGGGCGAGGACGGCCTGCCGCCTCTGCCAAAGGCCGCGCTGGAATCGTGGCACATTCCTGGCAAGCCGGGCCACTACTACACCGCCGAGCAGGTCCGCCAGGCCCAGCGCGATGCAGTTGCGGCTGATCAGAGGGCGCGCCAAAACCACAAGGAGATCACCTCATGATCGAGCGAAAGCAGGACCGGCGACGAAGTGTATCGTCGCACTTCAGCAGCCCGGCCAATGACCGGCGCCGGCCGAACTACGAGCGCCGCAACAGGACCACCGTGCGCCCCATGCCGCTGTCGATGATGTTCCGCGGCGACACGCGCAGGTTTGAGGAATCGGGGACGGAATAGGAGATGAGAATGCAGAGCACGAAGCCAATGATCCAGTCGCGCTACATCACCCTACAGGAATGGGCCGCGACGATGTTTTCCCCGGTCCCGCACGTGAACACGCTCCGGCGCTGGGTCAACGATGGGCGGATCCAGCCGCAGCCCGAGAAGATCGGGCGGCTGTGGCGGGTGAAGCGCGAAGCGAAATACGTGAACGACTGATATGGGCCGCAAACGATTAGCGAAGAACCGTGGCTTCCCGCCGAACCTGTACCAGAATCCGGCGGGCTACTTCTACTATAAGGACCCCGACACGAAGAGGCAAAAGGGTCTCGGCAGGGACCGCGCACATGCCTTTCAAGAGGCGCGCAAGGCGAATGCCGCGCTTGCGACACGTGAGCCCTCGTCGCTCGTCGACTGGGTGATGGGGAAGACAGAGTACACGCTGGAAGGGTGGCTTCCCGTGTACAAGCAGCTGTGGGCAGAGGAGACAAAGCCGGCTGAAAACACGCTGATCAACTACGCTGTCTACTGGCGACGCCTGGAGGCTACGGCCTTCGCGAAGCGCCGTTTGGCCGACATCGACACCGAGACGATTGCGACATACCTCAAGGAATACAAGGAGGCCCACGGCGCGACGGCCGCGACGATGATGCGAGCCCGGCTCAAGGACATATTCCGGTGGGCCGAGACTCAGGGTCTGATCAAGAACGGCGCCAGCCCGGTCGATGCAACGCGCGCGCCGCGCGTCGTAGTCGCGCGCGAGCGAATGAGCTTCGAACAGTTTTTGGCGATCCGCGACGCGGGCCCAGTTTGGCTGAGGAACGCCATGAACATCGCGCTGCTCACCGGACAGCGCCGTGAAGACATCTTGTCCATGAAATTCTCGGACTGGCGGGACGGGCGCCTGCACGTGGCCCAAGGGAAGAGCGGCGGGAAAACTCGGCTCGCCCTCGATGGCGAAATCCGGCTGGCGAAGCTCGGAATGTCGATCGCCGACGTGGTCAAAAGCTGCCGCGACTCGATTGCCAGCCATTTCCTCGTGCACCACGTGCGCAACACAGGAACGGTCAAGCCGGGACACCGCGTCGATGGGAAAGGGCTAGGCCAGGCGTTCATTTCCGCGCGGGAGACGGCGGGCGTCAAGCCAAAAGAAGGGCGCACGCCGGTAACGTTCCATGAGATCCGAAGCTTGGCGGAGCGCCTCTACCGGGACGAGTACGGCGGCGAATTCGCGCAGATGATCTTGGGGCACAAGCATGCGGCGACGACGGCCAAGTATGATGACCTTCGCGGCGAATGGAAGATCGTTGCGGCCGGGTGATTTTCGTAAAATATTCTACGAATTTCTGTAGGAATCGCTGAAACCCGCATGGATACTGCGTTTCAAGCCTTCGCAGCTATATCGTATCGGTAGGGTACGGTTGAAGGCAATTCCCCCTATAAACTCAGTGCTTTACGGTCGTTCTCGGCTCATTTTTGACCCACCAAAAACCACTGTATGCCACCACGAAAAACAATGACTTACCGCTGTATTTCAGTAAAAAATCTGGCTATTTTGGCTCGACCATCACCGACCACTCCTGCACGTACGCCGGCCCATCGTCACCCTGCGGCCGCTCTTCGCCCCTGAACAGCATGCCTCCCGTGTGCATGGCCACGAGACGTGCCTCGTACAGCGCTGGCAGCAGGCCGGGCCCGACCTGCGAATCGTGGCGCCGGATCTCAAGGACATAGGTCGACCGCACCGCGGCGAGCGTGAGCGCGCCTTCGACGGCCGGCATCTGGTTGATTTCTCGGTTCGACAAGCGCCGACCGTGGTCGCGGAGCCGCTTCACTTTTCCGTACATGTTCGCGATGAAATACTGTATGAACGCACAGTATAATGGCTGAGCGGTCGCAAGCTGCTGGCTGCGTGGTGGCCGTACGATCAGAGCATGCTCACCGACCGCCCAAACACCGAACTTGCCCGCGCTGTCGAACAGGCGCTGGCCATGGATGACGTACATGTCGCGGCCAACTTCCTTGTCAGCCGCGGTATCGGCTTCGCAGTCATTTGCCGGGTGCTGGCGGAACCGGCGCGGCGGCGGGTAGCGACGAGGGCGGCGCCGGCCACACTTCAACCACGCGACCGTTCTCCGTCTCCATGACGAGCTCGGTCTCCACCGGGGTGCTAACGTGGAAATCCATCACGGCCTCGCGTTCACGGCCCGGCAGGCTTCGAACCGTTCGACGACCTGGTCGTATCGCCGCACGAGTCCCGCAACGTCGGCGGCGATGCTGAGAAGGTCTGCAGCAGCTTCCGGCACAACGTCCGGTCCTTGTCCGTCAGCTGGAGCGCCGGCGGCAGCGGGTCGATCTGCGGCCGTGGCGCCGGGCTGTACGGGATCTGCTGCGGGACAGCGCAGCCGGTCAGTGCCAGCGCGCACGCGGCGCTGAGCATCAGCGAGATTCGATGCATATTCCTGTTCCTTTCGATGTGCGTCAGCGTCCTTCGCGGCGAGCATGGTGCGCAGCTCGTCCTCGGTTTGCTGGTTGAGATAGGTATCGCGGTCGCGCTGCTTCTTGCCGGCGTCAACAGCAGCCGCGTATCCGGCGTCGTACTGCTCGGCGCCGTAGCCGTGCACGCCAATCCATGCGCCCGTGGCAAGCACCACGGCCACGGCCAGCCCGACGAGCAGGCGCTCGAGCGCGGTCACGAATGCACCTCGTCGTAGAAGGCGAGGTTCCGGCCGCGCATGATGTCGATCAGCTTCTTGGCGTAGTCAGGGTCGGTGGCATACCCACAGGCCTGCAACTGCTTGGCCCAGCCGGCGCCGTTCGTCTCCTTGAAGCAGGGGGCATAGCGCGGGTTCTTCAGCAGGAACTGGGCATGGTCGATCATGCTGTCCAGCCAGCTCGGGTAGCGGCGGAACTTGTCGACCAGACCGACGTCCTTGCCGCCGAGGTGCTCCGTTGTCGCGAAACTGACGGTCGGGCCGGTCCACGACTTGTCCGCCTTGATGCCGAACAGGTTGTTGCCGATCGCGCGCGCGCCCCAGCTGGATTCGAGTGCGGCTTGGGCGAGGGTGATGGAGGCCGGAATCCCGGTCCTGCGCTGGCAGTCCTGCGCGGCCTGGGCCAGCATGCCGATAAATGCGCTGGGTGGCATCAGATCATCTCCTTCACGTCCTTGACGATCTCGGTGATGTCGGCGTCGCGCTTCTTGTCGATGTACGCGAACAGCGCGCGCACGATCAGCCAGGACGGTAGGCCACAGGCAAAGCACACGCCAATCAGGCCCATCAGGCCGATGAGACTTTCGGCCCAGTGCTGCCAGCCCATGTACTGGACCAGCGCCGCGCCGCCGCAGATCGACCCGATGATGGTAGTGATCAGAGCAACGTGCCATTCCTGATCCGTTTTCGGTTTCGTCATCGTCATGACGACGTAGGTCGCCAGCCCGGCGCCAATCCCCCCGACGCCGGCCAGGCCGCCGAGGATTTTCCAGCCTGCGACGCCGGCCGCCCCGGTCGTGATGGGTTCGCTCATGTTTTGGACTTTCATAGTTGTGGTTGCGGTGGTTAGAGGAATAAATTAGCCTGCGATATACGAGCCAGTCACGCTCACGAAGAACGAGGCCGTGACGTGCGCCTGGGTCGCGGAAACAGCCGCCGCGTTCGCCTGTGTGAATGCGAACCAGACCTCGGTCGTGCCGGGTTGGATGTATGCCTTCACGCCGATGCAACCTGCTGGCGTGTTGAACACCTCGTTCGACAGCGAGACGGAGAAAAACTGGTTGGCCCTGTTCTTGGCCTTCGGTATGCCCAGCGCCGTGCTGTCCAACTCGATCACCGCGAAGCCATTCAGCGACGCATCAAGGGAGCTGAGCTGGACGGTGGCCGTGAAGTGCACGACGTCCTCGACCATGCGCACGGTCCCCAGCTGCTTGCTGTACGCGTTCGTGCCTGCGGTCGTCTTACCCTTCAGGACTGGGACGATGTCCTGGGAAAGGTAGCGGCGCGTGCCGGTGCCGTTGTTCACGAGCGGATTCGTCACGGCGCCGCCGGTCGGGTTGTCTTTCGCAATGGTGTTCGTCGCTCCAGCGCCGAGAACCACGCCATTCGTCACCGTGACGTTTGCCGATCCGATGGTGTTGTTCGTGGCTCGGTTCCCGGTACCGGTGCACGCGAAGTTGATCGCGTTCGTGATGATGGCTGCCACGCCTGGGCCGCCGAAAGTGTTCGACTCGACGATGGCGCCGTTGATCTGGTCCGTTGCGGTGGTCAGCAACACGCCGTTGCCCAGCGTTTCCGCACCGCCGACGACGACGCGGTTGCGGCGGATGGCAATCGCGCTGCGGGCCTGCGTGGCTACCCCCACATCGTCAATGCAAACGGCGGCATTGAACGGACCATTCCCACCGATGAACTTGATGTAGTTGTTCTCGATCGTCAGCGAATCCGTGTTGGTCTTCGCGTAGATCGCATTCTTGTTGGCGGTGTAGATCTCGAGGTGGTTGTCGGCGATCGTGACGCTGCGCGACGGCGTGACACCCGACATGATCTCGGCGCCCAGGCCACCCTTGACCCGGTTCCCGCGGAAGACGAAGCACTCGCAGTTGTTGTAGTAGACCGCCGCTTGCGCATCCTGGCCGCAGCCGGTCAGGTTGTTCATGTCCGTCACCATGACGCTCGCGCAGCCGTCGAAGTACATGCCCCAGTTGGCCGCGCTGTCGATCACGCAGCGGCGCGCGGAGACCTTCTGCACCGTGTCGAAGTACAGACCGCCGCTTCCGTTCTGTGCGTACACCTCGTCGCAGTAGACCGAATACACTCCGTACGCATAGACGGTGTAGGCCGCCATCGATGCGCCGTTGTGATCCTTGCCCAGACCGATCTGGTAATTCGGGCGCACGTTGCGGATGACCGTCACCTGCGGGTTCTGGCCGTTGCCGATGATCGAGATCGTATGACCCTTGTTAGCCGGGGTGTCGTACTGAACCTGGAAGTTCTTGATCTTGTTGAAATTGCCGCTGGTGGTCGTCAGGGCGATCAACGGATCAGCCGCGCCACCTCCCGGGCCGTTGATCGCGTTGATAATGATGCACTCGCGTCCATCGAAACACACGCTGTTGCCGGCCAAGTGGATCGAGGCGCTGACCTTGTATGACGCGCCGGGTGTGCCGATCAGTTTGCGGTTACCACCCGAAAGCCATGTGAATGCGGCCTGCACCCCCGCCGTCGAGTCGGTCGCGCCGGTTGGATCGACGCCGGTGAAGTCATCCAGGCTGACTGTTTCGAATGCTTTATCAGTGACGTTGCGTTGACGCGCGCCAGTGGTCGACAAAATGCAACCGATCTGCGTGCCGCCGCCTGGCTTACTGAGACCAAGGACGGTTGCACCGATACTGAAGCTGTCGGACGTCTGCGCATAGAAAACTTGCCGCCCTTTGGAATCGATCACCGATGTCGAGTAGGCACCGTCGTAAAACACGTTCGCCGCCGATCCGGAATCGTTGACGATGTAGCCGTTGACGGTGCGTGCAGGTTGGAACACGGGCAGCGTACCGGCTGCGTCCCAGTACACCGTCACCGGGTGCGTGATCGGGTCTTGGCCGGCGATGCCAAAGTACACCGATCCGTCGGTCAGCGGCTTGCCGTCGATGCCGGTGTAGGTCTTGAAGGGTTGTTCGACTGGGAGCATGCGGGTCCTCGATCAGTGCACAGGTGCGCCGGCAGGGCGCTTCTGCGGCGAGTTGAATGGTGTGTTGTTGATAGCTGGTTTGGGGTTGAGAGCCTTCTCAATGCGCTTGGCGATAACACGCTCGCGTGCACGATCGCCTACGTATCCCGTTACCTGCTCGGCCACCGGGATTCGCTTCGTACGCTTCTCAAGCGATTCGATTGCGGTGATGATTCGCCCGGCGTTATTCGATGGCTGAGAGACCCCTTCCGGCAGCGTGTAGAGGTCGACCGCTGCATCGCGCAGATCGCGAACGAACTCCGCGCCGTCACGGCCCAGCACGGCACGCAGCTTGCCGCGCGCGTCAAGGCCATTGACCGCGTCGAGGATCTTCTTCTGGGAGCCGACAACCTCACCGAAGGTGTTAGCGCCGCCGTTCGAAAACATCTTGTCGCGGATGTGGTTGACTAGTGCCCCGCGAAGGTTCGCTGCAGCCTGCCGGCCGGCTGCCACAACTGCGGGGTCTGCATTGGCCGAATGTGCTTCCAGCACGCGGAAGATGTGGCTGATGTCGTCCTTCCCCTTCGGATTCAGGATGACGTGCTGAAACACGCTCTCCGGAACGACAGCACGGTCACGCGTACCTGGCTTGAAGCGCAGCAGCTTGGATACGACGTCGCGATCCGTGAATTCCTTGCTGTAGTTCTCGTAGAGGCGCCGGGCCTGCTGGTAGAGCGGACCGCCCTTGTCTTCGGTTGCTTTGTCAATCAACCGGATCGCCTTTTTCCCCCATACGCTGTTCGGCGTTCCAGGCTCCATGGCGTCATTGATCGCCTGGCGCAGATCCTCGCTGCCACGGAGAGACATCGTGAACCGCTTGGAAGTCGGGGTAAGAGTCAGCTTGTCGAGGTTCCCGCCGATTGGCGTGCTGTTCTGGCCGAGTTCGGACTCGAGCATCGAAATGATCGGGGCAACCTTGTCCTTGCCCTTGTTGGCCTTGACGAACGTGACGAGATTGGTCACATCAACGGGGGCAGCCATCTCGCCGGCCGCGTCGGCTTCGTCGTACGCAGCTTTGATCTCGGCCTTTTTCTCTGCCTTCTTCGCCTCCAACGCGTCCAACACCGAGCTCCCGACTTCACGCAGGTCAGATGCGTTCGGGCCATAGGCATCCGCCAGCTCTTCGAATTTACGGTTCACCTGCGCGTTCTGTTCGGCCAGGTGTGTATCGACTGCCTTGCCTTCATTCGTCTTCGCGATCTCGCGTTCGAAGCTGAGCTGATCCTTATCGCGGGTCAGTTGGCCGAGCGTAGGCTTGATGCCGAGGCGCTCGAAGCGTTCCATCTTGACCGCGTCCTTGCTCGCGGCAGCCGAGCCGACACCGGACAGCGTCGATTGCGGCTTCCTGACGAGGTCGCGCAGTTTCGCAGCTTGTTGGGCCGCCAGCTCTGCATCGGAGGCGTTCACGGCAGCGTTTGATGCAGCGATTCGTTCAGCTGTCTTGGCCACGGCGCCGCGGGCGACCGGCGTGAGATCGCGAGCCCCTTCCGCAGCTGTGGTGACACCTTTCCCAAGCGCTGACATTTCGGCAGTCAGCGGCATCACCGGCTCTGCCAAATGCAACAGGTTGCCCCAGGCTTCCGTCTGTTTCTGACCTTCCGGCGTGCGCGGCGCGTACGTGAACTTTCCCATGCCTTCGCCGGCGGCTTGCTCGACCGTGGACACGCCTTGCTGGGTGCCGAACGTGCCGTCAGCGATGGATTTTCCGATGCCGGCAAGGGCCCCGCCGGCGGCGCCAACCAACCCAGTTGTCGCACCGGTTGCAAGTGCGAGCGCAGTCTCGCCGCCGCCGATGATTCGATCGACAAGCGATGGATCGGCGTGTGCCGTCTGTGCGGCCGGCTGCGGGTCGCGGACAAGGTGGCCGGCGACGTCCACACGGGGCACGCTCGGGTCGATTTCAGTGTTTGGCACGCCAGACGGCAGAGACTGGATATATTCGGCCAGGCGCTGCGCGGCTTTCGTATCGCCGGCGGCATCAGCGTTGCGCAATGCCTCGTAGAGCTGTTCGCGGTCGTCTGCCATCACTTCTTCCCGTACTTGTTGAGCAGGGCGCTGATGTCGGCCGGGTGGTCCGCAGCGGTCGGCGTGGCGCCGTGGTTGGAGCCGCCGCCGATTTCGCCGCGCAGGTGTTCGCGCACGTTCTGAGGAGCCTTTGATGCGGCAGCCATCTCGGCGAACATCTGGTTGACGGTAGCCTCATATGCCTGCTGGCTTTGGGGCGCAGAGAGGATGTCGCGCGCGTGGTCGTAGTCGGACACGGTCGGCTTCTGGCCACGAGCCATTGCGCCCGCGTAGGCGGACACGAGGCCGTTGTTGGCGGTGACGAATTTCTTGAGGGCCGGGTCGTTGGTCTGCGTATTGAACATGACTTCCGCCTTGCCGAACGGGAGGAAGCCCGAGCGCGACACTTCTCGGCCGGCGGCGATTGCGAGCGGTGCCAGTTCCTTCGCTTCGGAGATTGCGTTTTCGACGCGCGCGCTGATGTTCGCGGACGTGCGCATGCCGGCCGTGAGGCCCTGGTAGTCGGCCATCTTGGCGGCGATCTGTGGCCCGGTCAGGCCCTGCGCCTTCGCCTCCTTCGTGATCGCTTGGCGCAGCGCCACGATGTTCGCCGCACCCTGCGCACCGCGGCCCAGGTTCTGCATCACGCTCTTGTCGCCGGCGAGGTACTGCTGAGCCATCGTGGACAGCGTATCGGCGTCAAGCGTCGGCTCGGCATCGCCCTTGCTGTCTTGGCGCGCGGCGATGCGGTCCTGCACGGCGAGCTGCGTCGCGTTGTTCATGCGAGTGGTCTGCACCTGCGTGCGCGCGGAGAGTTGCGCGTTCGCGTCCGGCGTCGTCAACCTCGCGTTCTGATCGGGCGTCAACCCGCGAGCTGCAAGCGATCCCAGGAAGTCCGGAAGCGCTTTCGGATCGGATGGAACCGACTGCTTGAGTGCGTCCAACTCGTCTGGCGAGATTCGACCGGCAGCGGCCTCCGATTGCAAGAACGTCATCACCTGCGATGGCTTCAGGCCGGGCGCTTTTGCAAGTCCAGCGGCCTTTTGTGCTGTGACCTGATAGTTCTTCAGCGCGTTGTCGGATTCAGCGGTGCCAGCATCTGCATTCGCTTTGCGCACGGCGGCCGGCGCCAGATCAGCAGCCCGCTGCTCCCCGCCCAGGGCGACGATGCCATCGATGGCAGCCTTGCCTTTGGGGTTGGCAGCGATCATTGACTTCAGAACGAAGTTCGCCGCGTTCGGATTGGCGTCAACCTGATCAGCTTTCGCGCGCAGAGCTTTCGACTCCGGTGTCGGGCCGCCGGCCGTATTCTCGATTGCGTCGGCGCGCGAGCGCATGTCGTCGCTGGCGATTTTCGGTTCGCCGTTCTGGATCGCTGAGGACCATTGCACCATCTGGCTCAGTTCGTTTTGCTGCTGAGCGGCGCTTTTTGTGTCCCATGCCTGCTTGAACTGCTCGTGCAACTCGGGCACGATAAGTGTGGCCTTCGCGTAATCATCGGCCGTCGCGTTCGGGTTGTTGACAAGCGCCTGCACGGTGTCGCGCTTCTGCTGCTGGACGGCGAGGTCCCGCGCCTGCTGCGCACGCTGGTTCTGCAGATCGGTGATGGCATAGCCATTCTTCAAGCCTGCCAAGAGAGAATCACCAAAGGCCGGAACACTGGCGAACGCGCTGGTGTAATCGTACGGTTCAGGCATCAGAATTTGCTCCCCATGAACGTGCCGAAGGCGCTGCCAATAGTGTTGTAGAGCTGCGAGTCAGCACGGCCGGCAGCAAGCGCGGCCCCAGAGGCGGCGGAGCCTTGCTGCCCAAGCAGAGTCGTGACGTTGTTGCCGGTCGCAAGCCCTGCATTGCCCACGCCAGCCGCCGCGTTTTGGCCGATGCTGGTCAGCCCGCCAAGGTTGCCGTACTGCTGCTGGATCAGTTGCGCAAGCAACTGCGGAGAAAACTGGCCCAGGGCGCCTTGGACGTTCCCGCCGCGCAGTCCGCCAGTCGCCGAAGCGTTCGCGAGGATGGCGTCGTTACCTTGCTGCTGGAGCGCCTTGAACTGTGCCGAGTTTTGAATGCCGTCGATGGCGGACTGCTGCGCACCGTTCCCGTTCAGGCCGATCAGGTCCTTTTGCGCGGTGAGCGCGCTGGTACCGACGTTTACGAACGGCGATAGCAGTTGCTGAACTTGGTCGAACTGCCGACGCTGCTCATCGATGCCTGCTTGCGAGGCTTCACTCTGTGCGTTGGCTGCGCTCTCTGCCGCGTTCTTCTGGGCGTTGGACGACAGGTAGCCGCCCACGATGGTGCCGCCAGCGACGGCTGCTGCTACCCAAGACATGGGCGGTCCTCCGACGAAATTTGGGGATGGGTGTTGTCGATCAGGGCCAGCTCGAGCGCGGCCAGATCATTGAGGTTTTGCGGGTTGGCGTGGATCGTGGTCCACACCGTGTCTTCCAAGGCGAAGCCGACGCGCTTTGTGCCAGGACGCGAGACCATCGTGCAGGGCGCAGCGACGATCTTCATGCCATCCTCGGTCCAGACAGCGATACGGCCCTGGGACACGATGTTCAGGTGCTCGGTGCTGTGGACCTTGCCCGTCAAGATCGTGCCAGCGCGGATCAGGATTTCACGCGCGTACAGTCCGTCGGCGAAGTGATGCACGGGCTCGATGGGGATTTGCTCCATCGTGCGCATCTGGGCTTCGAGCCGTTCGATATCTTCGCGAGTGGGGATGCGTGCCTGAGAGGTCAGGTCTTGGGATGTGCCGGCGTCCAGCAGCATGAATTTCTCCCGTGAAGGGGGTTCATGGCCGCTGGGCGCCTGATCTCAGCTATTGCCCAAGAAGCGGGCAACTGCTGGGATTATAGGTAGTTCCTATCGGAAATTTCAATCCTTTCGGCAATTTTCTATCGCTACGTGAATTTCCTGCCACTGGCGCGGACCTTGATCGTGTTCGCGGTCGGGCAGGTCACGGTCAGCTTGCCGCCGTTGGCGACGGTGTGACCGACAATATCGGGGAATGGCCAGATCTGGCCGACCGTGAGAGCCTTCGTGAAGGTTTGCGTGGACGCGCCATCGGGCGACACGAGTTGCGCCGTCGCAGTGGCGGTGACCGCGCCTTCGTTTGAGCACGTCAGCTTGTCGACTGCGGTCGTGCACTGGTCGGACAGGTAGTAGGCGCCAGTCGTCGGCGTGGCGGTAGCGGCGGCGAAGGTGCCCTCGATGAGAACGGCGGGCGTAGTGGTCATGGGTCAAAGTCCTTTCGAGATTGCGGCGGCGCGCAGCTGGTTCGCGAGCGCGATGACGGTTGGTAGGTCGGTCGCCGCGGCGTTGTAGGATGTCGGGCTGGAAAGGCCATCAGCGGTCCCGGCTGCCGCAACGTTCAGGTTTGCGACGCGGGTCGTGCTGGCGATGACGAGCGGCGCCGTTCCAGTTGCGACGGTGGACGTGATCTGTCCGGATGCAGCGATCGTCGACAGCGAGGCTGTGCCGCCGGTGATCTCGACCGCATCCGCGTTCTGCGCAGCGATCGTGCCCAGGTGTGGGCGCGGCGTTGTGTCGTCGGCGTCGACTTGCGGCGGCGCTACGGGAGCGGCTTCCAGACGCGTGAGAGTATCCGCCAGCAGGGCAAGTGCCGACGTTGCGGCCTGCGCCACAGCCAGAGCAGAGCCGGCCAGCGCGTTCGCCTCCTCGATGGTGGATGGGAACGTGTCGCCAACCTGCTTGAAAACTGTTTCGAGTTGGCGGATGGCCAGCGCATTGCCGCCGGCGATCTGCGCGACGAGTTCGCGCGGGAGATTCAGGCTAGGCATTCAGCGGCTCCAGCTGCGCCTCCAGGCGCGCAACGGTCAGGTGAGCATCGCTCGTGCCCCGGAACCTCTGGATGCGCCAGTTCTCCATGCCGCCCTGGCCGATCCACACGAGACGCTTTGTGCGCTGGCCCTGGCGCCCGGCTTTGATCGAGCGTTCTGCACTCCATGTCACGCCGTCAGACGAGTACGACGTCCAGATGACAGGATCCACGCCGAGCGGCACGCGGCCGGGCAGCGCGAAAAGTTCCATCTCATGGAAGACGGCGCCGTTGCCGCCGTTGTACACGATGGACGTGCCGAACTCCCAGCCGATCGTCTGCCCGTAGTGCGTCGAGATCGTTTCGTCCAGCACGCCGAGTGCGCTCGACGTCGGGTCGCCACACTGCCAGCCGTCGTAGCACCACACGAAGTTGCGCGCGCGGTACTGCGCCGGTGCCAACAGGCCAGAGTCCACGGTGAACCAGACCGGCTCCTGCACAGTTGCCGACGCGGCCCCGTCGTAGACCAGAGTGCGATCCGGCAGGTGCAGGTAGAGCAATGCGTGGTTCTTCGTCGCGCGTACTTCCATGACGGACGTCGACAGCTCCGCCTCGGTGTAATCGAGCAGCAGTGTGTCGATCTCGCCGGTGGACAGTTTCTGCGTCGCCGCGTTCAGGCCGACCCACACGGCCGGCGGCTCTTTGCGCGCGCCGCCCAAGAATGCGATCTTGTCGTCGTAGTTCGCGATGCAGTGCGTGCCGATCGCGCCGCGGTTGATCTGTGCGCCCTCCGTGCGCGCGAACGGAAACAGGGAGCTCGTCGACGACTGGCCCACGTTCTGCATCATCTCGATCGTGTACCGGTTGACCGCATAGAACTCGCCGGCGCGCGACTTGAACATGCCTTTGATCGGGTCCGGGTCGCCCTCGCTGCTCCCGTAGCGCAGCGGGTTGATCGACGTCGGGTCGAGGAGGTCAGTGACGACCAGCGACATGCCGTCCGTCGTCACGAAGTAGCCATCGATCCAGAGGACATCGAGCACCGCGCCCAGGTCCGGGTCGCCGACCTGCGTGAGAGTGCCGCCGCCCCAGTAGTACAGCGCGCCGCCCGAGGCGATCGCCAGCCGGTCGAACGAGTAGTCGAAGCTGACCTGGCCGCTGCCCCCGACGTCGCCCAGCACGGTCACGATGCCGGACGTCGCGACCTGTACGAGCTTCGTGCCCATGACGCGATAGTGCACGCCGCCCCAGTTGATCCCGCCGCGGTCGATACCGGGCCCGGAGCCGATCTGTGCGATGCCATCGGCCGGCCGCAGGTAGCCCGCGCTGATGCCCTGCGAGCGCGGCACAGGCATCATGTTTCGTGGGTACGACGTCCGGAAGTCCGGGCCTTCGTCGGTCGTGATCCCGCTCAGGATCGGGATCTGCACGTTAGAAGCCCTCGCCGTTCATCACGTGCAGCGTCGTGCCCAGCGCGGAGATGTGCGACAGCTGGTTGTCGTCCATGGCCTTTGTCACGACGACCTGCGCGCCGGCCGGGACCGGATAGTCAGCGGTCGAAGCGGCCGGGACGCTCTGCCCGACGCGCACGTAACACACGTTCGCGCCCTGGTTGGTCAGGATGAGTTGCTTACTGCCCTTTTGCAGAGTCGCAGTAGCGGACGCTGCGCCCGGGCTGAGGACTTGGCCGGTGCCGTAGCTGGGTTGAACAGGTGCTTTGATGGTCATGATGGTTCCTTATTGGTAGTAGCGCCACGGCTTGTTGCCGGCGCCACTGAGCGACAGGCCCGAAGACTGGCCAGAGGTTGGGGTAACGGCGGCGCCCAGCAGGGCGTTATAGCCCGACTTGGCGGCAGCCAGCGTCTGCGCGGTGAGCGCCTTGCCGCGCCCGGCGGCCAGCTTCACGGCGAGGTTCAGGTACACCGGCTCGACGGCCGCGAGCGGAATGCTGGCGTCGTCACCGATGTTGGAGTCGTCCGGGCTGGTCGGCAGCAGGTAGCCGATCGAGATGCCGGCGCCGCTCCACGTCGCCATCATCGTGTCGAGCTGACGCAACGCGTCTTCGCGCACGTCGGCACCCAGGTCGAACACGTAGCCAGCGCGCGCCAGTTCGCTGAACGCCTGATCGATGAGCTGCTGTTTCGTCCAGCCCATGGCATCAGCCCTTCGCCGCCAGCGCGGCCTCGATGCGCTCCGTCAGCTTCGCGTCACCGATGCGCGGCGAAAACTCGATGCCGAGTTCGGCGGCCTTCTGCTCCAGTTCGGCGCGGGTCGCCGGTGCGTCGTCGGCCTCGTCCTTGGGCTTCGGCGCAGCCGCATCGGCAGCCTCTGGCGTGGTCAGGTGCCAGCCATCCGAGAGTGCAGCGTCCAGCTCGTCGACGTCGTGCACGATGTGCGTATGGAAGCGGCCACCGTGGATCTCTTCGGGACCGTCGGCTTTGTAGATCATGCGCGGGAAATCGTTCATTCGTTCCTCCTATGGATTATGAAAAGCGCTGCACACGGCGCGCACCGCGGCGCCGGCATTGGAAAATTCCGCTTTGGACTGGCGGGCTGCTGCCCGGTATCGCAATATCAGCCGAGGCAGATTTGGACGAATCCGCCGCGCTGGTAAATGTCACCTTGCCGTACTGATGGCCTGGCGTCGTCGCGGGGGCGGTGAATAAACCGCTTGTGTCGACCGTACCAAAGCTGCATGACCATGTTCCGCCCTGCGACGGGCTATTCTGGCCAAGAACAGCCGCCGAAAACTGCTGCGAAGAGCCGCCAACGAGGGTCGCGGCCATCGGATTGATAACGACCGCTGTGATGACAGCGGCGGGCGGCGGGGCGACGTTTGATTGCGAGCCACTCGCCGCCACCGCGTCCATGCCTATAGCGTTAAATGCTGGCATGGCGCCTCCTTATGCCCAGCCAGTACCGACAGGGCCGATGAACTGGCCGTTGGACTGGGACTGCATCTGGCAATACAACGTGCCTGCGGCGACGCCAGTAAAGGTAAGGATCAACGTCCACGTAGTGCCGCCATCGCTCGACACGGATACGGCGATCGTCGTCCCGCTGCGCACGAACTTGACGAAATCGTTGTCGACCGGGATGCGTCCGCTAGTGGTTACGGTTGCCGTGCCCGAGAACGCCTTATAGCCGACGCTGTAATCGGCCATGAAGTCGATGGCAATGGAGCCGTAACCAACGTTGGTTTGGCCGGTCTTGAAGCCGATGAGGTGCTTGCCTGGGTTCACTCCCGACAGCTTGACGATTAGCGTACCGTCGCCCGCGAGCGCCAATTGCGTCACGCCGCCGTTGGGGTTGTTAGCGTAGTTGACGCCGCTGTCGGTCTTGTACGCGTACGGCGCCACGGCAGACGTTTCCGTCATCGTCACGAGGTTCGTGAGCCGCAGATCGGTGCCGGACGAGGCCGCGACGTTGTTCGTGACAGCAGACGGGCCGAACGACACGGCAGCGTTGCCTGCTACGTCCTTGATGCGCGGGTCGCTGCCTGGCGCCGTGTACGTGACCTGCACGGTCGTTCCGTTCGAGAACGCAGTCGCGCACGTGACGGATACGATCGCGCCACTGACGGACACGCTCGACACAGTCTTCGCCGATCCGTTTTCGGTGATAGCGAAAGCAGTCGAGGGCGGAACACTGGTGCCCAGTGTTTCCGACATCGTGATCTGCACGACAGTCGGGGATGCCGCGGCGATCTGCGCGCTAGAGAAAGTCGGCGGCGTCGTGTCGGATGCCGGGGCGTTGTTCGTGACGCTCATGCCCGAGAACGAAACCATCAGGTTGCCTGCTAGGTCGCGCAGGCCAGCGCTGCCCGGTTGCGTGTAGCTCACCGTGCGCGCCGCCTCGCCAGCGACGAATACCTCGCCGAGCGTCAGCGTGACGGTTGTTGCGGTCACGCCCACACTGACGACCGTATGGCCGCTGACGGCGAATGCGGATAAGTCCGGCACGTTGGTTGTGTCGAGCGATTCCGACGCAGTCATAGTCAGCGTTGCCGGAGTTGCGTTTGCGACGGTCGCGCCGCTCAAGGTCGGTGGCGTGCTATCGATCGCCGGCGCGTTGTTGGTGATGTTGACCGCGCCTTGCGATGCCATCATGTTGCCGGCGAGGTCGCGCAGACCGTTGCCCGGAGCGGTGAACGTGACGGTTCGCTGCGCTTCGCCATTGAGGAATGGACTCGACACAGTCAAGTAGACGACGTTGCCCGCGCCGCTTGCCGACGTGACGGTATGCCCGGTGACGGCCCAGGCGCTCGCCTGCGGCGGATACGCCGGGTCGAACGGTTCGGACAACGTAACCGCAACAATGCTCGTCGCGGTAGCAGCCACAGAGGCACGCAGAACGGTTGGCGCGGTAGTGTCGACGCCAGGGCTCGTAAGTGCCAACGGTACTTTCGACGCGACACGGCAACCCAAAATGCGAGCAGCTGCCGCACGGTAGTGGATATAGTCCGGCATTTGATAGCCGCTCACGCCAGGGTAATAGGCGCAGCGCGCCACCTCTGCCGCGACTTGCTGATGCGCGGCGTCGATGGCCGCGTAACCGACCGTATTACCTGCGCCGTTTCCTGCCGCGTTCGCGACGTTCTCAGCCATCAGGCCGCCGAGAATGAACCACATGTTTGCGGCGCCCGTGAGACGCGAACGGAAACCCTGGATCAGGGTTTTCATCGCGGCAGCGTAGTTGATCTGAGAAACCGACCAATCCGCATCACCTTCACCCTGCAGCCAGATTGCACCGACGATGCGGCTTGCCGGATACATCGCCTGTGCCTCCGCCAAGGCCAAGTTGCCTTGCGTGATGGCGTTTTCGTACAGGAATGCACCGCTCGTAGAAGTGCCATCGCCCGGCGCCCATCCAGGCGTGTTCGCAACGAGCGTCGTCGCGCTGCGTGCGACAGGTACGAGCAGCACCTTACGGTTGCTCGGGATCATGCCGGCGTACGTTTTGGCGAACCACTGTGCTGGGCTCAACCCCGAACCGTTGCCCAGGGCCGGCAGCGAGCCTTGCGAGTAGTTGTAGCGCAGCGGGTCGACGGCCTGGGTGATCTTCCGGTAGGTCGCGGTTTCAACGGAATAGCCGCCGTACGAAAACACGCGCGGGTCTACAATGTCGAGCGCGCTCGTCGGTGAATCCTGCCCAACCATATTCGATTGGCCAGCGCACAAGATGATGTCGAAGCCCGGATCGTGCGGGTTCGTCAGCCCGGAATTGAGCGCAAACGCCGAGTCGCCGTTATAGACGAACGGCGTGGAGTTCAGGAAGGTCACCGGGCCGCCACCGGTCGACGACGTCAAGATCTGCGTCAGGGTGATGTGCGTCGAGTCCGTGATCGTCCACAGGCCGTTAAGCCAAGTTCCGGCACCATCGTCGACAACGAACGCGATGTTCGTATCTCCGGCCTTTGCTGTGTGCTGATACCCGGCGCCGTCGGTGAGCGCCTGGGCCAACATACGCCCGCCCGTGACCGCCGCTCCCATGGTGACGACGGAGCCTATTGTTAGCGTGAGCGAGCTCAGCGCGCTTGCGACGACCTTCAGTCGATCGATGTGCTTCATTGTCTATCTGTCCTTGGTAAAAAAACGACCCGCACGAGGCGGGCCGTAAAGCCCGGATGAACCGGACGGAGGAGACAACGACGGATTAGGTCTGCGAGAACAGCTCGATGCCGGTCATCTGCGGCTGCAGGTTGACCAGGCCATAGAAGACGTCCCAGCGGTACTTGGTCGACAGGTCACCGATCGCACCCTGGCGCGCCATGGTCACGGTGATGCCGTTGTCGGTGGTTGCCGACATGACGGCCATGCCCGAGTCCGGGGCCGGCTGGTACTTGCCCGGGATGATCTCGAAGGCTTCGTCCTGCCAGAACGGCGCGACGACGCTCGACACGGTGTTCAGCCACGTGATGGCGGCGCCGTTGGCCGGCGTGGCGGTCACGTTCTTGTATTGCAGTTCCGGGTCGGTCGGCGACGAGTCGGCGGCGATGATCGGCGGCGAGATCGTGATGACACCCGAGCCGCCCGCGCCGGACACGATGGCGGTGACGCGGAAGGTCTTCAGGTTGCCCGTGTCGGCCTTGGTGATGTGGTGCACTTCGTTCACGCCAGCGATGGTGAAGCAGTCGCCGACCTTGACCGTGCCGCTCGTGACGGCGATGGTCAGGTTCTGGAAGCGGTTGTCGACGTTGCTGATCTCGCCGGTGGCCGCGGTGCTCGTGGCCTTCGGGACGTAGCGCTGGTTCGCGCCGTTGACGGTCACGGTCACTCCGGCTGCAGCGGTCAGGCGGTAGCCGTAGTCCAGCTTGAACGTGTCGAAGTTGGCGATCTGGCCGACGGCGGCCTTTTCGTAAGCGGTCAGGGTCTTGCCCGACAGGGTCTGACGGCCGGCGAGGTTCGACGCCATGCTGTTGTAATGGTTGCTCGGCAGCGTCAGCTTGCGGCCGTCCATCTGCACGCCCAGGCGGTTGAATGCGTCGTCGAGGGCGGCGACGTCGTCGTAGCCGGATGCAGCGGTCGTGCGCTTGATGACGACGGTGCCGGTCAGGGCGGCGAGGTTCGAGCAATCGACGTTGATGTCCGACGCCAGGCGCTGCATTGCTGCCTTGCCCAGGCGCTGCTCTTGCAGGGCGTCGCGGAGTTCAGTTGCCGACATGGTCAGCGGGACCGAGTGGCTGTAGCCCAGCGATGCCGGGACGGACAGCTGCGTGTAGTTGCGGTTGAAGTTAGCCGACTGGTCGACGCCAGTGAACGACTGGGCGACGTAGGGCATCGGGCGCCAGAAGGTGTTGCCCGCGCGCTCGGCTTCGGTACCGTCGAACGTCTGCTTCTTGAACAGCTTGGAGATAATGCCGGCGTCCTGAAAGCCTTCCAGGGCCATGTCGAACGCTACTTTTTCCTCTTTCGAGAACGAATTTGCCATGATGGCTCCTAAAACGGTTGAGAGAATTGCGGCCAGTGCCGCTTGCTACTTCGCTCATCCGTTTCAGGCCGGACGGTGGCCCTTTTACTGCAACTGCCCGTAGGTGGGCGAATCCTTGGTGGCCCCGTCTGACGCGGGGGCCTCACGGCATGCGTTACGCTGCTTGCTTGCTGCGCTGCTCGCGCTTGTACTGGATGACCTTGGAGCGGTCACCGGTACGGTCTGCTTCAGCTTCCAGACGTTCCAACGTGTTATCGATGGTCGCGCCGCCAGCGGTACCGCGAACCTGACGCTCCGGTGCCGGCGGGGCCTTGCGGGGGGTGACTTTCAATTGCGTCTCCAGTTTGCCAAGCGCGACCGCGAACCGGACCGGGTCCTTGATCGCAGCGAGTTCCTTGGCCTTGGCCGGGTTGCTGCCCAGGGCGTACACGACCAGCTCGGGCTTGTCGACCGCGTGCACAATCATGTTCTGCTGCAGTTGGCTCAGCGTGGATTGCACGACGTGCTCGGCACCGTCGAAGTCGTCGACCTTCAGGGCCTCTTTCGCGGTCTTGTAGGCCGTGACCTTCGTATTCCATGCGGCGGTAGCGGCTTCCTGCTCGGCGCGCGCGGCGGCGACCTGCTCGTCGGCCTTGCGCTTGCGGTCGTTCCAGTCGAGCAGCTTCTGCGCGTAGGCTTCGGCGTCGTAGTCGCAGCTTTCCAACGTCGGCTTCTCGCCCACCTCGATGGCCTGCGGCTTCGCTGCCTGCTGGGTAGCAGCGACCTGCTGTTCGAGCTCGCGGATTCGCTTTGCCTTCTCGCGGTCCGATTTGCGCAGATCCCGAACCCAGGCAGGCGCGGGCTTGCCTTCGATCTCGTCTTCGGTAGCCGCCGGCGGCATCTCGTCGCCGATGGTCACGATCACGCCATCGTCGGTGTCGGTCTGGTCGCTGCCTTCGCCGGCGGGCGCGTGCTGACCTTCGGGCGTCTCGCCCTCGGTTTGCTCCTCGCCCTGATCCTGCGATGCGTCGACCTGCTGGGTTTCGCCAGCGCTGCCGCCGGCACTGCCGGCTTCGTCGCTCTGGAACTGCTCCCGATACGAACGCTGTTTCCACATCCAGCTTTTATGCATGGTTTCCTCTGTTTGCTCGTCGATAGGCTCAACGGATGCCGATGGGCAAAATGATAGGCGGAAACTATTTCTGAAAGCAATAATGAACGTCGGAATTTATTTCTGCGTTGCGCAGGCGCGGCAGAAAGTTTTACTGTTCGCCTCCCGGCTGGACCTGCTGCTGGGCTGCCGCCGCCTGCTGCGCCATCTGCTCGCGCGCCAGCGACTGGTCGCCCAGGTGCTGCGCCACGGACAGCGCGTGGTCGGCGCCGTCCTGCTGGATGCCAGCCAGCTTCACAACCGTGTCGGCCTGCGTGTTCTGGACCTGCGCCGCAGTGAGCGCGGTCTTTGCGTCGGCCGCGTTGGCATCGGAAATTGCCTTGCGTGCCGACGCTTGGAGGAACACGGCATTCGGGTCCGGCTGCTGGTTCTGCTGCTCGGCGGCGAGTTCCTGCTTCTCATCGTCGGTCGGCGCGATGACGCCCATGCGCACGAGCTTGCGACGGTAGAACGAGCGAATGTCCGACATGCCTTCGCCCTCGAGATTCATCAGGATCATCGCCGTCAACACGGTCATGGTCTCGGGGTCTTGCGTCATCTGCAAGATGCCGGTCAGCTCGCGCACTAGTGCAGCCTTGCGGCTCACCGACGACGGGCCGACGTCCGGGATCACGTCGAAGCGCGCCTTGCTGATGTCATTGGCGAGGTAGCGCGCACCCGTTTCCTTGTCGATCATCGGCTTCATCAGCTCGACGGTGCCCATCTGGTCCGCGTGGTCGATGGTCTTCATGCGGCGGCCGGGCTCGTGCAGCAGCTCGGACGCCATCGACTGCCAGACGTGGCCGACCTGCTTGATCATCTTCTTGAAGTTGTCGATGTAGATGAAGACCTGCATGTCCAGGCGCTGCTGGATCAGCTCGACGGCCTTGCCGGACTGGTTCGGCTGCAACTGCTCGCCGGCCTGCTGGTTGCCGAGCATGTCTTCGAGCGCCGTGGCAGCCAACTGCGCGAGCGCGGCCATCGCTGGCGGCATGTTCGGCGCCTTGGTGTAGCCGATGGGCGCGAGAATCTGTTGGCCGGTCGTCGTGTCCAAGATCGGATTGATCAGCAGGTAGGGATACTTCTCGATGGCGTCGTCGGCCCACATCTGCGCATGGCCGGCGATCTGCTCTGGCGTCAGGATTGGCTTTTCGATATCGAAACGCGCGGCCATCTCCGCGAGCCAGGACTTGATCATGTTGTCCAGGACCTGCGCGTCGCGCGCGAGGCGGACGTGGCCCTGGCACCGCTCGATGCCGTCGACGAACCAGCGCTTGCCGTAGAAGGGCACGATCGGAATGCACGTGCCGGCGATGTAGCCTTCGTCCGACAGGATGCGCGCGCCGTTCATAATGTACTTGTGCACCTTGCGCACCTTGCGGCGCTTCTCGCGAACCTTCTGGAAGCCGCGGGCTTCGAGCTCGGCCTGCTTGCCCGGATCGTCCTGCAACTCCTTGTCCGACACTTCCATCTCGGCCGGCTCGTCGTCGCCCAGTGCGAGGCCACGGAAGAAGTGCACGAGCTCCGATTTCTCCTCGATCTCGTAGACCTCGGCGATCCACACGACGTCCGGCGTGGTCCAGTCGAACTGATCGCGGGTGATGAATTTGGGCATGCTGGCCGGATCGTCACCGTATTCCTCCGGATAATCGGCGCGCGGCACCGACGACAGCACGTAGCAGCGGCGCGCGTCAGACTTGTCGTACCGCTTGCCGTCCAGGCTGAAGAACACGCACGAGTCGGCCTCATAGATCGGCTCGATGGCGATGCGCTGCCGCGTGTCCTCGTCGTCGAGCTCGTCCTCGTAGCGCGCGCGCAGCCGGATCGCGCCCATGCCCCCGCTCGTGCCTTCTTCGAACGCGTTGTCGTACGCTTCCTGTGCGCCGCTGTCCTGCTCATCGGCCCGGAACAAGCCGTCGCACGTGTCAGCCAGCTCGTCGGCCTGCGATCCATCCTTCGGCACGAAGTCGACCGTGATCCGGTTGTTACGGTATTCGTTGATAATTCGCAACACAGCGAGATGCGTCTTGTTAAATTCGAAACGCGGCTTGTTTGCAAACTGCTCGCCGACCGGGCCTTCCCACTGCGCGCCGGGGATCGAATAGAAGCGGCGGTCGCTCAGGCACTGGATGCGCGTGTCGCGCGTCGCCTCTTGGATGGCGTCGAAGTCGCGCAGGAAGAAGTCGTGCTTCGCGCTCAGGCGGTCGGCGTTGCTGGGTCGGCTCATGGCTGATGCCTCTCGGAATGAATTTCCGATAGTCTACAGCTATCAAATGCCGACAGGAAATAGGTTGTGTGGTGGCTGTGCCGATATCAGCTGCCGGCAGGGATAACCGGCTCCGCTCTGTTCGTTTTGGCCCGATGCTTATGCTCGTCCGGTTCACCACACGGCTGCTGACTGGTGCGCATCGGCCGGGATCCCCCAGCCGTCCAATCAGCATACGTGTGGCGCCTGGGCTTTCACCAGGCCCCGTCCGCCCCAAAGCGCCGGTATCGCGTGGCAATTATGCCATGGCCTTGCCGATCTCGGCGGCGGCGCGGACGATGGCGCGAGCCGCGGCGGCCCTGCATGCCACCTTGTTACCCCGCTCGAACTCCTCTTCTTCCTCTGACTCCATGCCGTTGGCTCGCACAAAGTCGCCGCCGAAGTGCAGATCGATGCCGCAGTCGCACGCGAGGTTGAACGTGTCGTCGCGATGCCGCAGCGGATTCCAGCCGTGTTCGATTGTGCCGTCGGCGAAGTGCAGGGCCACCCACTGCTCGCCCTCGACGGTCTCGACCGTGGCGCCGAGTGCGCGAGCGGCCAGCGTCAGCAGCTGCAGATCTTCCGCACTGAGCCCAGCGCCGGGCGGGCGCAGTGGCATGCCGTCCGGGCCGTCGTCATCGTTCGGCAGCGGCTCATCGCCGTCCCACTGGACCCGGCGGAATTGGTTCTCGTCGGTCATTTCCACTCTCGCACGGGCAGAAGGCGTGCCGTCATAGTGGCCGGATCGACCTCGATGCAGCCGTAATCGCCGTATTCGAAATACTCGTCGACGAAATCCTCGCGCTCCTGCTCCATCTTGAGAGTGATGTCCGCTTCATCGTCGGGCAGTGGATGCCGTGCGTTGAGGATGTCACAGATGGCGTCCGGGTTCTTGAATCGGATCTTGATCGTCATGGGTCTCTCCGTTGTCATCCCGCCATTCTACCGGCGGCGGAAGGGCGAGGCTACAGGGATGGGCGTGGATGCTTGCGGCTTCGTCACAGCCTGGGCACGGCGCGCACCCTCGCAGGCGTAGCGCAGCGCGTCGATGACGTGGTTGTCCTTGTCCTCAAGGACTGGCAACACGAGACCAGTCAGCGGATCGGTCTTGTACTTGTAGAGCGTCAACTCGTCGATCAGATGCTGGCAGCGCGGGTGCACGATGATGTCGAACGACTTGAGCCACTGAATGCCGTCTTCTAGGCTACCGGGCCCTTTCACAGCCGGCATGATCTTTGGGAAGCCGTGCTTACGCATGTGGCTGATCGTTTCCGGGCGCGCGCTGTCGGCCGTCAGTGGCCACTTTTCGCTGTCCGGAACGGTCATGAACAGTTCGGGCGTGTCGACGATCTCGCAGCCAACGCGGTAGGCCTCGTAGGGCACGTACAGGCGGCGCCCGACGATGTAGCACTGGATCAGCACCGATGGATCGACGGAGAAGCCCCAGTCGGCGCCCTGGCGGATCACGGCGGTTGGGTCGACGTCGAACTCTTCGATGCTCCAGTTCTTGAAGACGCGCGCCTCGCTGTTCTGTTCGTACTTGCCGAGCCACACGTGCGCGTACTTGTCCGGATCGCGCCGCTTGTCGTACTCCATCTCGTCGCGCAGCACGTCGGGGAACCATGGATTCTCCGTGTAGTTGACCTCTACGACGGTTGAGTTCGGCGGCGGGTTGTCGCAGCGCAGCAGGGCGTCGACAGGGTCCGTTGCCTCGCGCGGGTTCCACGTGAACCAGATTTCTGATCCGGGCTTGCGGATCGTCGGGCGCAGCAGGTCGAGCGAGCGCTGGCTGAGCGATTGGGCCTCTTCGACCCACGCGACATCGAAGCCCTCCAGCGACTTGATCGAGTCGGCCGTGTGGTTCTGCATGCCCTGGAAAATGATCTGCCCTCCGTTCCGTGACTTGATCTTTGCGTCTTGCACCTCGAAGTAGGCGCCGGCATTCAGCGACTCGATCTTGCCTTCCAAGAGCTTCTTGACCGACTGAGCCAGCGACTTCTGGACCTCGCGCACGCACACAGCGTCGGTCTTCGCCATCAACGACCGTTCGATCAGCATCTCGCCGAAGAAGTGCGACTTGCCGGAACCGCGGCCGCCGTGCGCGCCCTTGTAGCGGGCAGGCTCAAGGAAAGGGAGGTAAATGCGCGGCGTGGCGATGTCGAGAACGCTCATTTCTTGGGCACGTCCACGACCACGCGGCGAATCTCCGCGATCTGTACCGGGCCGCCGTCCTCGCCCGTCACTTGCAATGGCAGCAACTTGGGATAGATCGTGCCCCAGAACACGCGCTCGTTCTGCGGCTCTTCCTGCGCCCATGCGACGAGGCGATCCGCGCCGCCCAAACGCTCGGCGGCGATCGCTATTGCTTCCTTGGCAGTCTGGGTCATTTTGTTCGGCGTGCCTTTGACCCGTCCGCCTGTTTTTTGCCCTTTTGCCATCGAAAGCCCTCTACTTTAGATTCTGTGCCCAAATTTCATTCGTCGCGAAGGCGCGTGTGTGCCGAATATCGTTCAGCCTCAATTTTGCCACCAGTCAACGCCCGGCGAAAGCGCGGACGTTTCCCGGGTGGTCATAGTTTCTCCCTCCGGACGCGCTCAATCGTCGCTTCCACCTTGCCGTCTGCCCAGGTCAGCAGGTCCAATCTCGATTCCACGCTTGGCGGCCTCGGTGCGGATTCGGGTGAGTGCGGAGACGATCATGCGTGCATCGGCGGCCAGCTCCTGGTCGGTCTTGTCGGCGAAGATGGTCATATCCCCAGTGCTCCGAAGATGCCGTTCGGCTTCTTGCGCTTGCTCGCGACAAGGTGGCGCAGCTTGTTGCGGGTCAGGACGCGCCGGCGGCGGTCCGGGTCGGCCATGACCTCCCGATAGACGTCGGCGCGGGTCTTCGGCGTGTACACGGCGTCCGGCTTATTGCCGACGGCGTAGACAGGCGCGGGATAGGCGCCGTAGTTCACCTCGAAGCGCTTGATGTACACGCGACGCGGCTCGCAGGTGCGCAGTTGGCTGATGTACCAGCGGGCCCGGGCTGGCGCCAGGTCGAGCGCGTCGCCTATCTCATTTGCAGTCATCGGCGAGCGCTGGAGCATTTCAACCAGACGCTTGAACGTGCGATCAACGACATCCTTGCGCCCCTGCAGGATCTGGCGAGTCGGGATGTAGGTCGCATCGGCTTGGTCGCCCGCGCTGTACTTCGGCGCCGGCCGGCCGCCGTCGGCGTTGTAGACGTGGCCCGCTACGTGCACGAGCCGCGGTGACGCTTCCTTCATCACTTTCAGGTGGATGTTGATGCCGTCCTTGGTCAGGTGCAGACGATCCGCAAGCTGTTGCGCGGTCAGTGGTTCGTCGGCAATAGCGGCCAGGATGCGGCCGCGCTGGTATGCGGTGCGTGGGTCGGCCATTATGCGAGTTCCTCCGGGCCGTGCAGCGCGAGCGGGTCCGCAACCGGGTCCTCGATCACGCGCGTCTCGACGTCGACCGGGTCGGTCTTGCGACGCCACGGGCCCCGGTACGCAGCGGCTTTCTCGGCAGCGCGGGCGACGTCGGCTTCGTTGCGGGCCATGGATGCGGCGATGTCTGCGAGTATTGTGCGGATGCTCATGGTCAGATCCCCAGTGCGGCGAAGATGCCGTTCGGTGTTTTACGCGTGCGTTGAATCTTCGTGTGCACGCGCGCTGCGGCCTTTACGCGGTCGTGTCGGTCTCGGTCGGCCTTGATGCTGCGCCACTGGAGCACGTTCCGCTCGCGCCGGCTCATGCCAATCGGTTCTGGCTTGTCGGGCAGACTGCCGGCGGCGTAGATCGGCGAGAAGCGTCCGGAGCCCGATGACCGCCAGCGCTTGATGTACACACGCTTTGGCTCGCTGCGCAGGTAGGTGAGGTAGCGGCGCATCGTTGGCTTGGAGACCGCGAGCAGGCACTGGAGTTCGTCGCGCGTCATCGGAAGATCGGCGAGTGCTTCCAGGATGCGCTTGATTTTCGCTTGCGCCTTAGGCGCCGTGAACGTGTGAATGCCAGCCATTATGCTCTCTCCTTCAGTGCGCGCAGCTGGGCGCGGAAGTCTGCCTTCATGGCCAACAGGCCTTCGATGGTGTAGTCGCCGCCGGTCTGGTCGCATTCGAGCGCTTCGACGGCGGAGAGGCCTATGCGCGCGATCAGGCCAATGCGGTAGTCGGCCGCGTTGCCGGCGCGGTAGCGGTTGCATTTCTTGCACTGGCCGTGCGCGTTGCGGAAGTCGAAACGCAGGTGCGGCGCGCTGCCGCGTGACCGGTAGTGGCCGCAGTCGTAGCCGCCGCCGGGCTGGTCGGCCAGCGTAGACAGCACGGTCGGGCAGCTGATGCACGTCTCGTTGCGGTCGCGGAAGCGCACCAGCGCGTTGAATGCGGCTTGCGTCTCGGCAATGTGCTGCGAGCGCGTCTTGATCTTGGCCTTGCGCTCACGGGTCTGCTTGGTGTCCAGACGCTTGCGCTCGGCAGCGGCGTGCACGGCAGCACAGTCCGGCCCGCAGACCTTGTGGCTGATGTTCCGCGGCTGGAAGCGGTTGGCGCAGCCTTTGACGGCGCACTTGCGCACGCGCCGGGGCTTCATGGCGGTGGAGCGGGCGAGGGCAGTCATGCGCGCACCTTGGCTTCGCGTTCACGCGCTTCTTTCTCGTCGATAGCCTCACGGAGCCACTGGATGCTCTGGTCATGCAGGAAGCTCGTAGAGATGCTCACGCGCTTGCCGACGAGCCGGCCAATTTGCGAGATCAGCAGCTCGGGCGATCCGATTGTGAGCTTATCGAGCTTTCCTCGTACGTCGATGATCTCCAGCTTTTCCTTCGGAGTCGTCGCCCACGAGTGGACCTTTTCGACCACGAAGCGGATGACGCCGTACACAGAGCCTATGACGATCACCTTGTAGGCCCAGAAGGCGACCAACACCCAGATTGCCAGTTGCGGCAGCTTCGCGATCATTTCGATCAGTTGCTTGATTTCGTCCATCATGTTCAGGTTCTCCCTATCGTTGTTGTTGCCGCCCGGCGGCCGGGCGGGGTGGTGGTTAGGCTGTCGCTTCCATGAAAAGCGGGCTTTGGATCGGTGCAGCCTTGCGGTCCCAAAAGATCGCGGACTGCTGCGATTCGATCCGTTCGCGCATCAGCGCCGCGCGCGCCTCCTTGGTCGGCGGGGTGTACGTGCCGCGCCAGGCCGAATCGATGCCGATGTTCTGTGCAATGTTCGTGCTGTCGGCCGAGGCAAACGGGAAGCGCGTGAACACATCCGGATTGAGCATGCGCAGGCCGTGGAGCTTTGCAGCTGGGCGCCCGGAGCGGTCGCACACGACGTCCATGGCCTGAGCCATGCGCACCCACCATGCTGGCGTGCCGATCTGGGCAAACTCGCCCGAACTGCCCAGGCACACGCGCGGCCACTGGCTGACTAGGCGGTCTAGGCGGTCCAGGGACTCGTGCAGGTGCCACACAGGCGCGCCGATGTGCGGGGCAGTCAGGCGCCACGGCCATTCGGCCAGCAGCGCGTCGTTGTCCGCCTCATTGCCATCGATGACGTCGGGGATCACGGCGAAGTCGAACGGCGGGTACCGGTGCAACTCCTGCACCCAATCGTAAAAGCGCGACCAGTCCGTGATCGGGCTCCCACTGCGCCACGCTGAGAACGCGCCGTTGTCGACGGCGAAGGTCTGCGCTGCTTCCAGTGCGATGGTCAGTTGATCTGGCCGAGCGAACGATACGAAGGCATGGCCGCCGCTGACCGCCCGCACAGCGGCTGTTGCCGGAGTGATGGGCAGACCGTGGTAATGGATCATGCCGACTCCCGGATCGTCTCGATGTCGACACCGTGGTGGTGCGCACGCAGCACCTGACGGCCGCCGAAGCGGCGATGAAGCTCGTCCGCGATCTGCTCGTGGTACCCCTGCTTAATGAGCGCCGTGGCAGTTACGATGTGCTCGACGTGGATCATGCGATCGAGCGTTTCGATGCGCAGGTTGTAGATGATCGACTCGTTGTTGTTCGGGCACATGGCCACGAACTGGCGGGTGTAAATATTCATTTTCTATCGCTCTGCGCTCGCGCGCGAAATGGTCTCGTCAGATGCTGCGCTGGCAGCGGCGGGCTACTTCAACCAGCCATTCAGCCAGAGCCGGCGGCGTGTGCTCGCGCTCTGCTTTCGTCACGGACGGCAGCCGCGGGTAGCTCTTCGTCGGCCGGATGCAGTGCGTCGGGCTTCCTTCCCTGCGCGGTATCGGCGGCAAGTCGTCCGGGTGGCAGCCGACGATGTACAACCAAGTCGATTTCTCAGCGCGGTGCCCGAAGTGGAACTGGTCGATTGCCATGGTCCAGCCGCCGAAGCGATCAGGCGCGCGCCCGGGGAATGGCAACAGCTGGTCGCCCCACAGCGTGGACTCGGCCGGGTGCTCAAGCACGCCTCCCCAAGCTCGAATGTTGGCGGCAGCGAAGCGGGCCAGATCCTTCTCGTCCTGGCGTGGCTGTGCAAACTGGCGCATGCGACCCCATGCCCGGCAGGGTGGGTGCGCCACCACAGGCATACCGCCGGCGAACGTGCGCGCGTCGCGCTCGATGTCGAAGACGTCACAGCTCGGCATGGCCTTGTAGTTGCTGTCTGCCCTTGCAAAAAGTACAGCTACGGTCATTTCGTTTTCTCCTATTTCTCTGCCCGCGTCCTGCGCCTTGCCTCATCCTTCGCCCGGCTCCACAGCGGGCACGCCTCGTTGGTGTCGTCGTGGCGGCGTAGCTTGTCGAAGCCGCTGCAGTGCCCGTGTCCGGCCGGTGCGTCGTCCTGGCGGCGGAAGCGGGCGCATAGGACGCAGGGTTCGGGCGGGCGGTGTGTCAATTGAAGCCCCCGCGGCTCGATGCCAAGCGCGGGCCGGGTTGCGGCGTGCGACGGTGCCAGCGATACGGCAGGTCTTCGAAGCGGGTCTGCGTGCCGACGTAGCGCAGGCCGACGACGCCGGGCTGGCCTTGCCGCTGCTTCGCGCTGATCCACTCGCAGATGTCCTTGTCCTCGGTCTCCGGGTTCCACAGCACGTCGCGGTACAGGAAGATGATGTTGGCCGCGTCCTGCTCGATGTAGCCGGACACGCCCAGGTCGGACATGATCGGGCGCTTGTCGCCGCGCTTCTCGCATTCTCGGTTCAACTGGGCGAGCAGGATGATCGCCGCGTCCAGCTCCTTGCCCAGGGCGATGAGGCCGCGGGTGTACTCGCCCATCGCCTCGTGCAGCTTGTCGGACTTGGCGCCGGTGATGAATGACAGCTGGTCGATGCAGATGACGTCACAGCCGTGCTGGCGTTTGATCTTTCGGGCCTTGGCGCGGATCTCGGGGATGGACAGGCCGGTCTGGTCGTCGATGAACAGGTTCAGCTTGCGCGAGTTGATCGTCGCCGCGGTGATCGCTTCCCAGCGCGCGGTGTCGTCTCGGCCTTCTCCGGGCTTGCGCAGCCACGACATGTCGACCTGGGCGAGCGCTGAGATGTTGCGGTCGTTGACCTGGTTCGTCGACATCTCCATCGACAGGAACAGGGCCGAGTAGTCGCGCGCGGCGTTGCGGCAGATGCCCAGGCCCGCGGCCGTCTTGCCGGTGCCGGGGCGGCCGGCGATGACCGTCAGCGTGCCGCGCTCGAGCCCGCCGTCGAGCATCTCGTCGAGGTGCCGGTAGCCGGTCGGGATCGGGCGCACCTTGCCGTCAAGTCGCTGCTGCAGCAACGTCAGGTACTCGGTCAGGGTATCGTCGAGGCGGCGCGGGTCCTTCGACGTCTTGCGCTGCGCCATGGCGTCCAGCTTCGCCGCGGCGTCGGCGATCGACTCGGCGCTGTCTTTGCCCGATTCGGCATCGGCGGCGAGGTCGACGGCCAGGGCAGACAGCGCGCGGCGCGTCGCCTTCTCGGTGACGATGTTCGCGTGGTACTCGATCTTCGCCGCGCTGGCGGCCGACGAGTGCAGGCCGGCGAGGTACGGCAGCAGTTCCGGGTCCAGACGCTCGGCCAGCGTGACAGCGTCCACACGCTTGCCGGCGGCCAGCTGCTTGGCGATCTCGGCGAACACGTTGCGGTGGTCGCCGCGGAAGAAGTGCGAGGCGTCCAGCGAAGGGATGCGGTCGAACGCGTCGTTGTCGCGAAGGAGGGCGCCGAGCACGGCCTGTTCCGCCTCGATGTTGAATTGCTCAGTCATGCCGCCTCCCCGTGGTCACGCTGGGCCTGCACGCCAGTGGTCGACAGGACGTACGCGCCGTTGCCGTTGCAGTGCCAAAGCCGGAACCAGTTGCCCTTCACCGACTTGTGGAACACGGTCGCCCAGGACTTGTACCGCTTGGCGTCGGGCATGGTGTAGCGGTCCTTGAACTCAAGCCAATGCAGGCGCAGGAACTCGTCCGGGATGCCGACCTTCGAGGCGTAGGCGAACACGGCATGGCCTTCAGGGATTGCCTTGGCGCCGGCTTTGCGGCATTCGTCGAGGTAGGTCTGCAACGAGGTGGCTGCTTTGCGCTTCGGGCTGTCGCTTTGCGATCCCTCGTCGCCCCCCTTGGGGGGTATGGGGGGATGTTCTTCTTTATTCTTATCTTCTCTAGGTAACGCACCAGTAACGGTGTCATCCTGTTTCGGTAACGCTTCTGGCGTTACCTTTGCGTTAGCCTTGTGGTTAGAAACACGTTTTGCAGTCTGTGCGCGCTGTTTCGCAGACGCTCCGTTGTGCTCGTCGAAGCGCGACACGGTAACGCCCTGTTCGGTCTCTGACAGCCAGCCGATCGTTACCAGAGCTTTGCCTAGGCCAGGGACGCAGGTCTTGCGATCGATGGTTCGTGTCGTCATGCCGTGCAAGAGACCATCCGACGAGTGCTCGTCAGCGGTCGCCCAAAGCCAGTACAGGCCGCCGATGACCGCGGCTTCGCCCTGGTCCGTTAGCTCGCACAGCTGGCCGATGCGCGGGTCGTCCCACAGGTTCGTGCGCACTTTGATCCATTCGCCGGCCATGTCAGTTCTCCCGGTCGCGAACGATCATGTTCGCCTTGCGGACCATCGCGGCGCGGCGGTCGACGACCTGGGCTTCGTTCAGGCGCGCGCACTCGGTCTGCGCCATACGCAGATCGGAGCAAACGCCGGCGGCGGTCATGATGTGCGGTGCGCCAGGCGTCGGGTAGGCGATGACGAAGTCGCCGTTGGCGTTGGGGCCGATGGCTTCGTAGGCGATCATGCGGCCTCCCTGTACACGTTGCCCTCGGCGAGGCGCTTGTAGATCGTGTTCATGGCGGCCGTGACCTCCCAGCGCTTCGCGATCGCCATCTGCTCATCGTGGATCTGCAGGGCGGTCTCGATGTCGCGCAGGGCGTCGCCGTCCAAGCGGAAGTTTCCGGTCTTGGCGCTGCGGATCTTGGCGCGGAAGCAGCCGTCGAGGGCCGTGACCAGCTGCTGCTCGTACTCGGCGCCGATACCCTTCTCGCACAGGACAAGAGCGACGTTCAGTGCACAGGCGACGCAGGACCACGATTCCTCGTTGGCGTCGCCGGCACGCAGGTTCTCGAACGACAGCCAGTAGGCGACGCCCAGGTCGGTCGTCTGGTCCGTGGTGAGGGTAGAGGCGTTCTCACCGCGTGCATGGCACATGGCGATAGCCACGAGGCCGCCGTGCTGCGCGACTGGGCGCGGGCGGTACTGCTTGCGGGGTTTTTTCGACTTGCTCATGCGGCCTCCTTGCCGGCAGGGCCAAACAGCGCGGCGACGAGCGGATCACGGCGGTCGACGGCCGGATAGACGCGGAAGGTGGGTTGACGCGGGACGGAGCCCGGCAATGCGTTGGGAGTATGCTTCTCTACGTACGCTGCGGCAGGCTTGGCGCCGATGTGCCACAGGAAGAACATGCCCACGCGGCCTGGAACGGTATGGCGGACACGGTGAACGATGCCCAACTCCTCAAGCGCTTCCAGGCGTTCGCGCACGGTGCTGGTCGCGACCGGGAAGCCGCGCGTTGCCTCCTGAAGGGTCAGGCCATCAGGGGCGGCCTCGACAAGGCGCTGCTCGACGAGATCGGACAGGCGCTCAAGGAACGCCTGTCGTTCGGATTTGATCTTGGGCTTCGTCATGGCGGGCTCCCGGCAGCGCGAGCCAGCATCGGCTTGATCTTCAGCACTGCCGATTCAGCGGCGGCACACAGGTCCCATTCGGCTTGCCACGTGCTGATAGCGTCGACGCTGTGCCAGTTGAAGTTGTGACCGTCGCGGGGCACGCGGCGCTTGTACGCGCTGCGTGCCTTCCGGCGGATCACGTCACGAGAGACGATGTTGTCCATCATTCCCCCGCCTGCTTGCGGTAGTGCTCGACGGCCTCGGCCAGCTCGTTGATGCTGACACGGTAGCGTCCAGCTTCGCGTGCCACCTGATCCTCAGGTGCAGCCTGCATCGACTTGCGACGATCGGCCCAGGTGCACGCTTTCGCGATCACCTTTGTTGCCGCCTTGCTTTCATGTGATAATTTGCTCATTGTTATTTCCTCAATGGCCCGGCTCTCCCTCCGGGCTATTTTTTTGCCGCTTCGTGGCGCAGACGGAAGCCATTAAAGATTCCTCCTGACGCCACCTTTTGCACCGCCTGCACGGCTGGCCGGGCGACCAACCCCCCGACATCCTCCGGATTCTTTCGGCTTGCCCGGGGGCGTACCATGGCGTTGCAATTCGGCATTGCCGAGGTTCCGGTACCACGTCGAGACCCCGATTCCGAGCGCCTTGCAGAGCGCCTTCGCAGCGTTCTTCTCGGCCTGGTTCACGCAGATTTCGATCGTGTCATCACGGGCTTCAGGGTTGTAAAGCATGGTGTTTCTCCTTGGTGTTGCGGGTTACGTGGACGGCCTTGCGGCCGGCGGGTGCTGCTGTTGCTCAATGGCTTCTTCCTGCTGGCAAGTTTTTGGGCGCGCGGGAAGAGGGTTGCTCGGGTATTGGGACTAGGACGTGGCAGCTGCCTTGTCGGTCTTTCGGCGGCGCGGCGCGGAAGCGTTGAAGAGTTCGGGCCGGGCAAGACGGATAAACATCAGTCGCGCCTTGGGGATTCCGGTCTTGCGCCATTCGGACACCGATGCCGGCTGAACTTCGCAGAGCCGCGCGGTTTCGCTGGTTCCGCCCAGGGCGTCGATGATTTGGCTATCGGTGAGAGGGGTAGTCATACCTCCATTTTTAGGCATACCTGAAAAGCTGTCAAGCACTTTCAGGCTGACCTAAATGAAATTTGTTTAGGATTGCCTAATGGAAGATTGGAAACAAAGATTACGGGCGGCACGCATCGCCAAGGAGATGTCTAAGACGGCATTCGCTGCTGCCGTAGGCGTATCGAATGCGACTGCGACCGATTGGGAGAAGAGTGTTGACTCAGGAGGGATCAAGGAGATATCCGGCCCCAAGCTGACACGTGCCAGCGAGGTTCTTGGGATTGATCCGCACTGGCTGTTACATGGGAAGCCTGGAACAGCGCCGCGTCAGATCGATTCTGAGGCTGCGCCGATACCTCCAGTCGACGACCAGGGCCAAGCTAGGGCAGCGGATGAAGTCCTGAAGGCAATCGTAGACATGGTCGAGACGTATCGCTTAGCCGGCCCCGCGGACCGAGCGCGAATTGATCTGGTTATTCGCGAGATCCGCAACCGAGTTGGCACCTTTGACCAGGCGCAGTCGCGGGCGCGATGAGGTCATGGTTCGCTCGTACTCGCCGCGAAGTACGGCAAGGACATAGCGGCGGCTGTCGTCGTCGATAGCTTCGAACATCATGGTCAAGTCATCCTGTCGGTGCATGGTTCCCTCCAAGTTCAGAACGCTAAACTACTGTACACCTATACAGTAGTTTTTTCTAGTGTCCGACAATGAGGTATGCCACTTTTACACCTGTAAAACGATCTGCATTTTATAGCGACACACACGTATTTACGAGCGGCGAAACGGCACGCCTGGATGCCGCACTTGTGAGATTCAAGATGGTCCTGAGTCCAATTGCATTGCTACTGTTTTGGGGTGGCGTCTTTGGCCTAGCTTCGGCTGGCCGGGCGTACATCCGGTTTTTTGATCGATTCCACTTTCTAATTTTGATGCTATTCGCATTTATCGTTGAGATCGCACTGATGACCCTGTATGCCGTGGCCCGTACTTTGTAAGCATCGTTAGTCGGCCCGCACTTGCCCGCCTCGAGCGGGCTTTTTTTCGCCAGTCAGCATGGCATACCTAACGACTTAGGTGGCCACTCTCTGCAAAACCCCTACCCCCCGTTTCAAAAGCCACGATTTTAGGTATGCCGAAGATTTTGCTTGCACAAATGCTTAGGCATGCCTAAAATAGTCTCCATCGCAACGAGCCCAGCAGGGCAGATGGAGAACACGATGATCGAGAAGCACATCAAAGACGGCAAGGTTGCCGTTCTGTACTCGCCGGGCTACGGCGCCGGCTGGTCGACGTGGAATTCGGAGCATGCGTCTGACTTCGCTTTCAATGCCGACTTGGTGAGCGCATTCCTTGAGGGTGGCTCGATGGCACTCGCAATTGCGGCCGAAAAGAAGTTCCCGGACTGCTACACCGGTGGCGCTCGTGACGTTCAGATCGAATGGGTCCCGCAGGGCACCGCGTTTCGCATTAACGAGTACGACGGCAACGAGAGCATCGAGTACATCGGCGCTCAATCCTATTTGGTGGCCTGACATGGACCGCCGCACCTCCTACGAAGAAGACCGCGACGCCCTGATCGCGAACCTGACCGAAATGGCCCTGCGCAGCTGGACGGCGCGTCTGCTGGCCGGCGAAGCGCGCGCCGTGAGCGATCTGCAAAACGTCGTGCTGGACCGCCTGACCGATGATGAAGCGAAGGCCATCTTCGTGCAGGCAGTGACCGGGCAGGGCGCCGATGCGTTCAGCGCACTCGCAGTCAAGGCCATGTACGACAGCTGCGAAGTCGACGCGATCAAGCAGGTCGAGCGCATGGAGCAGATCCGCGCCGACGAGGCGCAGATGGCGCGCATCGAGCGCCGCGTGTGGGATCGCCACTACGCCAGCGTGGTGCCGGCATGAGCACCACGATCGAACACCTTCAGGCCCTGCGCCACAGCCTGCAGTCGGCGCGCGACACGAAGCACGTGACTGCGCTGGGCAAGCCGAGCGAGTTCCAGCAGGGCCACGAGCGGTACATCGCGGGCCTCACCGACGGGCTGGACGTCGCGCTGCGCCTGATCGCGCTCGAGATCCAGATGGCCGAAGACGGCGCGGTAGCGGCACCCCACCAATAAACCAACCGCCGGCGGCGCCGGCCAGAACGAGGAGCAGCAGGATGGACATGAAGAACAACGGCGGCGCGGCTTTTCCGACCTCGCACAGTCCGGACTACCCGAACGAGATCGGCGGCGGCATGACGCTGCGCGACTACTTCGCGGCGAAGGTGCTGGGCGGGCTCGCTTCTGCCTACCACGAGAACTGGACCGCGGAGCGCGTGGCCGAAGTCGCCTATGAGCTGGCTGACAGGATGCTCGCGGAGCGTGAGAAGTGATCGCCGCCCGCATCGCGCGCCGCCAGGATGCAGAGCCCGCGCCGCGCCGTGACCTGATAGGCACGCTGCTGTTCTACCGGCTGGAGGAATGCGAGCAGCGGCCGGGCCTGATGTTCGCCGCGCTCGGCGCCCTGATCGTGCTGGCCGGCGTGCTGGAGAAAGCATTCCCATGACCCGCCACGCCGCCTACGCCTTGCTGATCTTGATCGCGTTTTTCTCGTCCATCGCGATCCTGCAGCAGCTGGACGAGATGAATCAACCGACACCTATGTGGAGCCCGAAATGAACGACGTAATCGAAATGCCGCGCCGCGAGGTGGCCGGCCTGACCGCTGGTGAAGTGCACCGCTTCTCCGCTTCTGAAATCCGCGAACGCGTGAACCTCGTCCAGACCGTGATGCAGGGCATCATGAAGAAGGATACGCACTACGGCACGATCCCGGGCACGCCGAAGCCGACCCTGTACAAGCCGGGCGCCGAGGTGCTGTGTGTGACGTTCCGGATCGCGCAGGAATACCGCATCGAGGACCTGAGTACGCCGGACGTCGCCCGTTATCGCGTTACGTGCGTGGGCCGTCATCAGGTGACCGGCATCGCACTGGGTGAGGGCGTCGGCGAGTGCTCCTCCGGCGAGGAGAAGTACAAGTGGCGCGGCGCCGTGTGCACCGAAGAATTCGACCTGACGCCGGAGAATGCGCGCCGTCTCAAGTTCGCGAAATGGAAAGGTCAGGTCGAGAAGAAAATTCAGATCCGCACCGAGCCGGCCGATCTGGCGAACACGGTCCTCAAGATGGCCTGCAAGCGTGCCATGATCGCCATGACGCTCAACGTCACCGCGGCATCGGACATCTTCACGCAGGACATCGAAGACCTGCCGGAAGAGCTGCGCCAGCACGAGGCGGCCACGCAGCCGCAGCCGCAGCCGCAGCCGAAGGAAGAGCCGAAGAAGCCGATTGATGGGAAGCAGTTCACCAACGCGCTCAACGCGATCCGCAACGGCCAGTACGACGTGCAGTCGATGCGAGGCTACTACGAACTCACGCCGGATCAGGAAACCGCGCTGGACGACCTGGAGAAGGAGCTCGCCCAATGATCCGCTTCCACCCGCATTGCGTCGGCCTGCTGATGGGTGATGCGCAGTCGATCGACACGTCGTTGCTGCCGGCCGAACTGATGCCGATTGCGGCGAAGGCGCGCAAGACCGACGCCGAGAAGGAACTCCTGCAGCCCTACAAGGAGATGTCGCTGTCCGCCGGGGCGAAGACGTTCCTGAAGACGCTGGCGAAGGAGTTCCTGTTCAGCTACCACAAGGTCATCGACACGAAGTACATGGACAAGGGTATTGCGCTCGAAGACGCGGCCATCCAGTTCCTGAACAACCAGCGCTTCACGAACTACCGCAAGAACACCGAGCGTCGTGTGAGTGATTTCCTGACCGGCGAATGCGACATCTACGTTCCGGGCGCGAAGACCATCGACATCAAGGTGTCGTGGGACCTGAGCACGTTCCCGGTACTGAGCGAAGACGCGCACGACACAATGTACGAGTGGCAGGGCCGGGCCTACATGAAGCTATGGGACGTGCCGGAGCACGAGGTCGTGCACGTCATGCTCGACACGCCGGACGAGCTGATCAAGTGGGAACAGCGAGAGCTGCACGAGGTCGCGCACATCGACCCGGCCATGCGCGTGACGAGCATCACGTACAAGCGCGATGCTGATCTGGAGCGCCGGCTCGACGACAAGTGCCGCGTCGCGCATGCGTACCTGATGCATCTGGTCGACCGAATGCTGGCCGAGCACGGCCGCGAGCCGATGCGGGAGGCAGCATGAAAGAGCTCGTCCTCACGAAGGCGCCGGGCGGAGCACTGATCCCGGCCGACCCGCAGGCCGCGGAGTACATCGCAAAGCTGAAGCTCGGCGCCGCGGTGCGAGCGCAGGTGAAGCAGCAGCGTAACCCGCGCTTTCACCGAAAATATTTTGCGCTGCTGAACCTCGCTTTCGACACCTGGGAGCCGACCGAAGCGACGTACAAGGGCCAGCGCGTCGGCAAGAACTTCGACCAGTTCCGCAACGATGTGATCGTGCTCGCCGGGTTTTACGAGATGGCCGTAAATCTTAAGGGCGAGACGCGCCTGACGGCCAAGTCGATCAGCTTCGCGAACATGGACAAGTCAGAGTTTGACGACCTGTACAACGCGACGTGCAACGTGATCCTGCAGCGGATCCTGACCAACTACAGCCGGGACGACCTGGACGCCGTGATCGATCGGCTGATGGGTTTCTTGTGAGGGAGGCGCAATGGATCCGGCCCGCATCCAGTTCCGCCAGCAGGAACGCCGCCTTGTGGACGACGACGATAACCGCGGCCTTAACTGCCACGGCTGCCTGTTCAACCGTCAACCGGCGCGCGTGTGCGTCCGGGCCGCGGCCGAGGCGGTCAAGCGCGGTCTGCGCGACTGTGATGCGGTCGACCAGTTCGGCGAAGTGGTGATTTACGTGGCTGCGGACGTCGATCCGCGACAGATGGACCTGATACCAGCATAACAACGAGGACAAGATGAGCAACCGAGAATTCAACGAGAAGCGGATGGAATTTGTGCAGGCCGTTACCGGCGCTGCGCAGGACTGGCTTGCGTACATGGGCACCGACGCCGCGCTGGCCGCGATCCCGCGCACCGAGCCGCCGCGCTACGTGGTCGCTGGCGTGCTGCCGGAGATCGTCAAGCTGCTGCCCGGCGCCGACAGCATTCGCGACCTTCTCGCCACTACTGCAGGAGAACAGGCAGAGCCCGCGCCGTCCGCATTGAAACGCGAGCGCGACCGCTTCGAGCGCATGTTCGTGGCAGCGTGCGAAGCGCTGGGCGCGATCAATCAGGCGTTGGGCCTCGACCCGGACGACGGCGGCGCCGAGCCGATCCTCGCCGCAATCGAAGAACTAAAGGCCCAGGCCGCTCCAGCAGCACCGGAACAGGTGTCCGACGCAGTGAAGCGCGCAGGCGCCAAGATGGCGAACACGATGTTCAACTTGGCGCAGCGCGCGGGCGACATGATCGACGGCGATCTCGCGGCCAAGTTTGACGAGATGCGCAAGGAATGGGACTCTGCAATCCGCCTCGCCGCTCCCAGCGCAGCACAGGTGCAGGCACAGCCGACGGCCTATCGGCGCTGGAACGGTGAATATTTTACATATCAGAACACCTTGCCGCCAGTAAGGAAAGCGGGATGGGAGCCACTTTACGCCGCTCCCAGCGCAGCAGCACCCGCTGCGGAAGAAGTGCAGTGGATCAGTGTGGCCGAGCGCCTGCCGGAAGGGGCCTGCCTTGCTTCGTATCAGCCACACCATCGAGGCCATAAGCCGCGCGTGATCCGGGCCATCTACTTCAAACAGTACCAAGTCGAGGCCAGCGGCGATGGCGACCAGAGCACCGAATACAACGAAGCGGACGATACCGAGTACATCAAAGCTGGTTGGTACGAGCGCATCGACAACTGGGGCGACTTCTCCAGCGTGGCGGTATGTGAAGGTGAGGTTACGCACTGGATGCCTCTGCCAGCAGCGCCAGCCAGCACCGAAGGCGGCGCAGCATGAGCGCCTGCACGAAGCACACGAAGGAACCGGTCAAAGGCTATCACGCATGCGTCGGCTGCGAGGTCGAGAGCCTGCGCATCGAGCGCGACACGCTCCGGCACGGGTATCGCATCGCCAGCGACCGAGTGGTGCAATACGAGGAAGTGATTCAGGCGGCGCGCAAGCTGGTGAAGGCTAAGGGCCGCTATCACACTGAGCAGAATTACAAGGCGCTGGCCGATGCCCTGGCAGGGATCGATGCCCCGGCGCCCAGCAGCCAATGACCCACCTGCTCACCTGGCTCCAAGCCCTGACCACGTGGTTTGCGGATTACATGCGCCGCACCACTCCGCAAACGGAACAAGAATGGGAGGATCATCAATGGTAACGAACAACGAGTTGGACAAGCTGGAAGCACTGGCGCGCGCGGCAACGCCGGGACCGTGGATACCGAAGAGCTTCGGCCGCATAGTCGCCGGGCCTATGCAGCAGTACGTGAATGGTAAATCGCAGGAGCAGATCGCTTCATTCACCGGCGCAGCTTGGATGCGCGATAACGAGAACCAATACAACGCCGAGTTTTGCGCCGCCGCCAACCCAGCCACCGTGCTCCAACTGATCGAGCTTGCCCGGAGCACCGCCGATCAAGGCGAAGTAGCCCGAGAACAGGCTGCAACGATGCTGGCGCAGCGCAAGAAGATCCAGAAGCTGGAAGCCGAGCTTGCCCGCCGCTCTACCAGCGGGAGCGACGAACGCACGAAAACTGATTTCGGCGAACACGCGCGCTCGTGCGCCGAAAACGGCACCGTGCCGATGAAGTTCAGTGAGTTCAAGGCCAGCGGGAGCGACGGAACAGCCGCTGCCGGGGCGGGAGTACTGACCATAACTGTGCAGGAATGGGTCTATCATTCGGCGCGAGATTTGGCGGTGTCTATCTGGCGTGACAATTACAAGGACACCGCGCCGCAGTGGGAACCGCTGGACGACCTGCCGGGCGTCCTATCGCAGATCGACAACATGGTGACGGGCATGCGTAGACCGCGCTGCGATCAGTCGGACGCCGTTCGCAGGCTTTCCGAGCGGCTGAAATGGATGCTGGACGCCGACCAGTTCCTAAACGTCGAGTCTATGCTTTCGGCTATCGGAAACCCTGCTGCCCATCCCGACGACGCAGCAGTGGACCGCTTTGCCTCCGCCATGAAGGCGAAGATGGCAGCTTCGCGCGCCAAAGGTCGCGGCGGCTGGGATGATCCGTCGCAATGCCCGGCTGAACGTCTGCAAGTCATGCTAGCCGAGCACCTGGCGAAAGGCGACCCCGTGGACGTTGGGAACTTCGCCATGATGCTGTTCAACCGTGGCGACAGGACCGCCACCAGCGGGAGCGAACTGGCGACGAACTGGCCGCATGTGCCGGGTCGCGCAGGTGCGCAAGACGCGCCACCTAATCCGAGCACCGCAATCCTGCACGAAGGCGTCTGGTACGTTCCATACGTCGCCCAGCAGGCCAGAGCGCCTGCCG